CTGAAGTTCCGCTACTTCCTGAAGAACCTGAAGTTCCTGAAGAACCACTACTTCCACTAGTTCCACTTGAACCTGAAGAACCTGATGTTCCACTACTACCTGATGTTCCCGAAGAACCTGATGTTCCACTACTACCTGAAGTTCCGCTACTTCCTGAAGAACCTGAAGTTCCTGAAGAACCACTACTTCCACTAGTTCCACTTGAACCTGAAGAACCTGATGTTCCACTACTACCTGATGTTCCCGAAGAACCTGATGTTCCCGAAGAACCTGATGTTCCACTACTACCTGAAGTTCCGCTACTTCCTGAAGAACCTGATGTTCCTGAAGAACCACTACTTCCTGATGTTCCTGATGAACCTGACGTTCCACTACTACCTGAAGTTCCGCTACTTCCTGAAGAACCTGAAGTTCCTGATGAACCGCTTGAACCTGAAGTTCCACTACTTCCTGAAGTTCCTGATGAACCTGAAGTTCCACTACTTCCTGATGAACCTGATGTTCCTGAAGAACCACTACTTCCGCTAGTTCCACTTGAACCTGATGTTCCACTACTTCCTGATGTTCCTGATGAACCTGACGTTCCACTACTTCCTGAAGAACCTGATGTTCCTGATGAACCACTTGAACCTGAAGTTCCGCTACTACCTGATGTTCCCGAAGAACCTGAAGTTCCACTGCTTCCTGATGAACCTGATGTTCCTGAACTACCTGAAGTTCCGCTACTTCCTGAAGAGCCTGACGTTCCTGATGAACCTGACGTTCCTGAACTACCTGAAGTTCCGCTACTTCCTGAAGAGCCTGACGTTCCTGACGAACCACTACTACCTGATGTTCCTGATGAACCTGACGTTCCTGAACTACCTGATGTTCCTGATGAACCTGAAGTTCCGCTACTTCCTGAAGAGCCTGACGTTCCTGACGAACCACTACTACCTGACGTTCCTGAACTACCTGATGTTCCTGATGAGCCTGATGTTCCACTACTACCTGAAGTTCCTGATGAACCGCTTGAACCTGAAGTTCCTGATGAACCGCTTGAACCTGAAGTTCCACTACTTCCACTAGTTCCTGAAGAGCCTGATGTTCCTGATGAACCTGACGTTCCACTACTACCTGAAGTTCCGCTACTTCCTGAAGAACCTGATGTCCCTGAAGAACCACTACTACCTGAAGTTCCTGATGAACCTGACGTTCCTGAACTACCTGATGTTCCCGAAGAACCTGAAGTTCCACTACTTCCTGAAGAACCTGACGTTCCTGAACTACCTGATGTTCCTGATGAACCTGACGTTCCACTACTACCTGAAGTTCCTGATGAACCTGAAGTCCCACTACTTCCTGAAGAACCTGAAGTTCCTGAAGAACCGCTTGAACCTGAAGTTCCACTACTTCCTGAAGTTCCTGATGAACCTGAAGTGCCCGAAGAACCTGAAGTCCCACTACTTCCTGAAGAACCTGAAGTTCCGCTACTTCCTGAAGAACCTGACGTTCCGCTACTTCCTGAAGAACCTGACGTTCCTGAAGAACCTGACGTTCCACTACTTCCTGAAGAACCTGACGTTCCTGAACTACCTGATGTTCCTGATGAACCTGATGTTCCTGATGAACCTGATGTACCACTACTACCTGAAGTTCCTGATGAACCTGAAGTCCCACTACTTCCTGAAGAACCTGAAGTTCCTGAAGAACCGCTCGAACCTGAAGTTCCACTACTACCTGAAGTTCCTGACGAACCTGAACTACCTGATGTTCCTGAAGAGCCAGATGAGCCTGAAGTTCCTGAAGAACCTGACGTTCCCGAAGAACCTGATGTTCCGCTACTTCCTGAAGAACCTGATGTTCCTGAAGAGCCAGATGAACCTGAAGTTCCGCTACTACCTGAAGTTCCTGATGAACCTGATGTTCCCGAAGAACCTGATGTTCCACTACTTCCTGAAGAACCTGATGTTCCTGATGAACCACTTGAACCTGAAGTTCCCGAAGAACCTGATGTTCCACTACTACCTGAAGTTCCTGACGAACCTGAACTACCTGATGTTCCTGAACTACCTGAAGTTCCTGAAGAACCTGATGTTCCAGAAGAACCGCTAGTTCCACTTGAGCCTGAAGTCCCGTCAAAACCTTCGTTTATTTTTTTAACTAAATCTAAATCAGTTATTCCTGTATAATACCAATATTCTACTACACCTTCTGTTGAACCGGTATATCTTCCTCCAAAAAATGTGGTGTCACCACTTAATATACCAACAGTTAAACCTACAACTCTATAACTAATACTTATAGATTGATTAGCTTCAGTAGTACTAGTATACGGTCCATATCTCGCATCTAATATTTTAGGAGATTTAGAAAACTGATTATCATTTAACTGTATAGCCATTTATAAATTTCTTTTATTAAAATAAATTATTTCCAAATTGCATGGTCTCCACTTGGGTCGCATAGTTACCTAAGTAAATATCAAATGTGACTCCATTCCAATAAGAATCCGGACTATCGATAGTACCTTCCACAGCACTATCTAAAGGACCTGAGTTACTTAACTCCCCTTTATTATCCGCAGCAACATACCATTGTGTTTTACTCGTATAACCTCCGAAATGGGCAACCCATAAAAAATATTCTTCGTCACTTGGTATATTATAATCAACACTTATCGTTCCTGAAGCACTAACTAATTCTTTATTATAGTCGGTACCTTCAGTTCCTCCTGTTATTGCACTTATAACTGAACTTAATGTTGGTTCAGTTTCTGAAATACCCCAAAAAAATGGATATATTCCTGTATATGTTCTTTGAACACTTTGAAAGTTATTTGAGGCGGCTTGTGGTGCGTTAGTACTCCTAACCGCAGGAGTTCTAGTGTCATTATTACCCTTATTATCTTTTTTAGGTAATCCCGCATCATAGTTACCATCAACTCTATAATATGTACTTGTTGAAGTATTTCCACCTGTAGGTTCAGGTATTGTGTAAGTTTCAGAATATGGTGTCGGACTTATAGTAAAACCTGAGTTAGGATTATTAGGGTCTGAATAACCATACTGGTCAGGTAAATTACTTGCGGTACTTTCAGTTAACGTTGTATCTGTTAATATCGCACTACCATTTCTTAATATTCTTAATTGTGTAAAGTCTCCTGCAGTATTTTTGGTTGCAGATGCAGTGATAGATAAATTTAATGTAGAACCAACCTCAACTGTGGAATTACTTACCCCACCAATACTAATTGTTGGTATAGTATATGTCGGTTGTACCGTTGGGAATAATAAATCGTTAAACAGACTTACAAAAGTATCCCCACTTAGGTCTGCAACTGTGGTTCCTGCGTCAAGTCCACCTATTGTTTCTGCCATAGAAATTGTGGGGTCTAATAATGTATTATATGTCGTATATAAAACATCATTTTCTATACCTAAACCTGTATTTGCCGATACACTAACTAAACCTGACGCACTAAAACCTGTCACTACTACATCATAACCATCGTTTCTAGTTAAAGTTAATGTCGTAGTACCTGAACTATATGTTCCGCCAGTAACAAATGTATTTGTATCCGCAGCAATACCTGTTATATCAATATTGTCACCTAAATTATTTACAAGTCTTAACGTACTACTACCACTAAGATATGTACCACCTGTTATTGTAGTTAAACCGCTTATGGTTACGTCATCACCGTCATTATTTGTTAAAGTTAAATTACCTGTATTATTATAATTTACAGTACCTCCTGTTACAAATGTATCTGTATCATGAAATATTACCCATCTAGCGTTTTCTTTAGTTACACCACTAATACCTTCTATTGAGGAGTCTAACCATAGGTCAATAAAGTCTCTACCTCCTTGTGTGTTACTAGATATGGTAATAATACCATTCGTATCATTTATTGTTGTAGACCCGCTAGCTTCGTTGAAATAATTCTCATAATCAGATATACGGTATTGATATGTTTGATTAGTTTCATGAACGTAAACTAACATACCAAGTCTTCTTCTACCCGATGAAATATAATCAGACTCAATAGCTATTGAATCTGGTATCACAAAAGGCGTAGTTTGACCCGTATAAAATTCTATAGGTATGGTGTTACCACTATATCTTACAGCTCCTTCTGTACCTGACGGTATTGTATATATTAAATCATTTAATGACCAAACTTCTTTATATCCACCAATGTTAAATATACTAAAATTAGTACCTGTGGTTGTTACTTGTGTAACAGCATCAAAAGAACTTAATTTAGTTCCTCCACTATAGTTTGGTAGACCTGGATTAAATGGCATATTTATTCTTTAACAATAAATATTACACTTTCAATTAATTTACTAAATTTGTTTTACTAATTTTATCCTACGTTACCTCCTCTGAAGTAAAGGTCATCACTATTATTATTACTAATACTAAATGCGGAACCTGGATGTGTAGTATACATTCTATAAGAACCATTTTCCCAATTACTACCTGTATAAACACCTTCGTGAGCATATATAGATGAAGTCATAGATTGATAAGTTAATGAATTAGGGTCAGAATTAATGTTATAACCAATACTTAATTGTCTATTAGTACTTGAACCTATTTGTGATTGAGGTATTAACCATATATACCAAGCATCTGTGGCAGTTCCTTGTGGTACTTGAGTAGTTAAGAATCTATATTGTTGTATCGTATTACCGTAATCATCAGAACCTCCATTTGATTGAGGTATAGTTTGTTGTATTACTGATGGTGCAGTTCCATCAAACCAACCGGGCCAATCCATAAATAATGTAATATCAGTACCACTACTTGGTTGTATGTTATAACCAAATCCATAGAAGGTAGAACCATTATTATTCATGTATGTCGCAAATGCTGAATTATTAGACTGTTCTAATATGAATAATAGAGCCTTTTCTTGTACTAAAGTTGGAGATGGTGTTGGTGATGGTGTGGTACTAATTGTTATTGTCGGTGTTACTGTTGGTGTTGTTGTTACAGACGCACCAGGTGTTGGACTTACTGATAATGTTGGTGTAACACTAGGTGTTATAGAAGGAGTTATTGATATTGTAGGAGTAATTGATGGTGTTATTGATATTGTAGGTGTGACTGTACTTGTCGGTGTTGGTGAAGGTGGTACTCCGCTAGACTCACAATCAACATCTAAATCAATCTCAATACTTAAGTTAACATACGCTCCGTTTGTTGGGTCCTCGTCTCCATCACAGTCACCTTTTAATGTAAACGTATTATTTAATATATCTGTAGTGTAAGTTATACCACTATAATTCTCAATTAGACCTTGTACAACACTCTCCCATAAATTATCTGAAGGCACATCATTAAGGTCTGTTGTTGTGTAGAACGTATCAGCATATCCAGCGTTAGAACCATAGCTACCACCTGATATTACTAAAACACCAGTAAACGTAGCACTAACCAATTCACAATCTTTACCCGGTTCATTTAAGTCTAAGAAAGCCTCATTTAACATTTCATAGAAACCTCTCTTACCCTGTGAATTAGTTATAAACTCTTGATGACATATTGTATTAACTACGTAATTGTCTACATTTTCACTATCGCAATTAATTGTAGTAAATTTAATAATCTCACACCCATTAGAGTCTATTACCTGTGCCGAATAAGTACCTCCAGATAATCCTGAAATTTCTAAGTTATTTCTTTGACTTAATGGTACATTATTAGACCAAGTAACTGTAAAAGGTGGTTGTCCTTGTGTTATTTCAATTGTTGCTGTTCCATCATTACCTAAAATACATTCAGTACTATAGAGTATTGCTTGAACTCCACTGCCTTCTTGTATAATACTAAAGTATTTAGTTGCAGTACATCCTTGGTTATCGGTTACATTAACTTCATATGTGCCGTCACTTAGGTTAGATACACCTTCACTACTAAATGTAGAACCAACACTACTATAAACAACTAAACCATCACTAACTCTACTAACTAAGTAACTAAGAGGGTATAAAATTTCACTAGTTCCACTTAACACGTTTATCGTGGCAGAACCATTAGGGATACCACAACTCGCATTACTTGGAGTTATTGAAAGTGTAAATTTCTCATCATCACTTATTGTTGAAGTTGTGGTGTAAGTACATCCGTTAGTGGATTCAACTTCGACTGTGTACGTATCAGCCTCTAAGTTTGTAAATGTATATGTTTGGTTATTAGTTGTTTTTGTTTCAGTATATCCATTAGTATTTCCCGTGATTGAATAAACTAATGAACCTACAATTGCAACAACGTCAATCTTTATACTTCCATTACCTCCACAAGTCGAGTCTGTAGGCGTTACAGTAACTGAGTTTATTCCTCCACTACTATTAAGTGTATAGTCTTGTTGTAAAATACAGTTATTATCATCCGTAACTGTTATCCCATATTGACCACCACATAATCCACTTAAAGTAAATTGTCCACTACTATTAGTTTCTGTTTGAGTATTGGAGCCAACAAATGTATATGGTGCAGTTCCTCCTGTTATTTGTATTGATATGGAACCATCACAGTCGAAACAATTAGGTTGCGTACCTGTATATGTACTAACACCCATTGGTGGTATTTTAGGTATCGCAACAGATTGATTTGATATACATCCGGTACTATCTGTAACTGAAACAGATACAGTTGTTTCACACAATCCTGTTACTGTAGTTCCTGTACTTCCGTCACTCCACTGATACGTGTATGGTGGTGTACCTGTTAGTCCTGTTATAGAAGCAACTCCACTACATGTACTACAACTTGAGGTTCCTGTGTATGCTATTCCATATTCTACTAAAGGTACTTGAGAAATGGTTACCGTATTCGTTTGTGCAGTTAATCCGATACCGTTTGTAACTATTGCGTAATAATCCCCCTCAATTATTTCATTACTGATTGGGAAATAGTTACTATCACTACTATTAGTTTGTTCGAGTACACCGTCTCTATATAATTGTATTATATATGGGAATTCTTCACTATCACCACTAACCGATAATTGACCAGTGTTACCATTACATGGTATGTTTTCAACATCAATAATTTGAGCGTTTAAACAACCTTCAATTGTAAACGATATCGTTTGTGTTTGTGTTGGTGTGGTATTATCTGTTATTCTAAATGTATAATCTCCTTCAGTTAAATTATTAAATGTAAATAAAGGACCGTCCCCTGATTGTGATGGTATACCTCCAGGTGAAAGGTTTTGGATAAAGTATGGTTTAGTCCCGAATTGGACTTCTATTTCAACCGCCCCACTAGTTACACAATCACCAGTGATGTTATAATTTACAGTTAACTCCCCCTCATTACAATTGGGTTCACATTCTAAATAAGTTAAATCTATACCGTCATATGTTAATGTAGTGTCAACACAAAATACTTGACCTAATGAAGTTCCGATTTGTAAGACACCACAACAATCAGTAAACCTATAACTTCCTGTGGTCGTACCTGAAACACATCCAGGATATGGTGTTGGTGAAGGAGTTATAGATGGTGTTATAGAGGGCGTTAAACTTACACTACTCGTTATCGATGTTGTTGGTGTTGGTGTGACGGATGTCGTAACTGTTGCAGTAGGTGTTGCCGATACTCTACTAGTTTCAGTAATAGTCGGCGTGACGGATGGTGTTATGGATATTGTAGGTGTAGGGGTTTGTGTTGGTGTGTTAGATTGATATAATGTTGGTGATGGTGTTACTGTATTAGATATAGTTGGGGTGATACTAATCGTAGGTGTTATTGTTGGCGTACTAGTCGTCGTAATAGTTGGTGTTATTGATATCGTTGGGGTAACTGATATAGTAGGTGTGGGTGTGGGGGAAGCACATGTACAATATCCTGATAAACAAATATCAGTTATAAAAGTATTAATAGTTCCAATAACAGTACCACTACCAGGATTTCCTTTATAACTATAACAGTTACCACCTAATTCTATTCCGTCACCTAAATTTGTTGTTCCAGTTGTTAATATGGTAACAACATCATTACCATCACAACAATTTTCTAAATCATATTTATTATATTGTTCACAATCACATCTAGAATCAGTACAAATATTATTCGTAATTGAACCGCTAAAAATTAAATCAACACTTTGTCCACTATATGTCGGTGTGTCCACTACACTATTAAAAGTGTAACAATTACCACCCCAAATAAATCCATCAGTTCCTAAGTTTATTGTTGTTGCTGAGTCTGTGTGAATAATTATATCTGACAATCCTAAATCACCACAACATGGTGTCCCTGAATAGAATGTAAACCCACTACCTGGGTCGGGTGTTTCATCACACGAAGTAATAGATATTTGTGTCGCGACATTGTCTGCGAAATCGTTGAAATCGGTTGCGGAGTATTGGAACTCAGGACCTGAAGATAACGAAGCAAGTTGTGTGCTTTGAGCACCTGAGCCAATTTTAACTGTAGTTATTTTAATAATTTGTCCTGACCCATAAAGTCCTGATTTCATTTGTGCCGCCAATGTAGAGGCGCTGTCACTTGTGGTAGTACAATTACTATCAAAATCATATATGTACCCATCAGTGAATATTACTATATTTTTCTCAGCCCCTGGTGTTGAATTACTTCCAACTAACATGTTGTAAGCGTCTATAAGTGCCTGTCCTACGTATGTCCCTCCACCATCATTATTAGCATTATCTACTGCAGTTGTAAAAGAAGTATAATTATTTGTTAAATCGATAACTTCATCAACATTATAACAGTATGACCATTTAATAGCACCTAATTTAACGTCTCCAGAATTCATATTACCTTGTAATCCTGTAGCCATAGAAATAACACCATCCACAAACACATCCCATTCACTATTATCAACACTTCCCGATTGGTCCATTAAAACAACAATATCTTGTTGTCCACATCCACTTACAGTACATACATTAACATCAGTACATCCTGAACAATCATCATATAAAGTATCTATTTGTTCAGTCGCTGAACTTGCACTAGAACTTAATAAAGTTATTTCTTTACATTCTCCCTGATAGAAGAATGTGTCTCCGACTTGTGGTGATAAACTATTATTAAATGCTAACTCAGTTATTCCGGTTTCACCATAACAACAACCACTATATATTACTCTATATGTTGTGTAGTTAAGTGAATTTTGACAAACTTCACAATCACTAAATCCTGTAATACTAAATGTACTGTAAGTTATATTAGATGTGTCAAGTCCACTCACCGCAGTTAAACATTCATCGTCTAAAGACTCACCATAGACCGGTCCCGTGGTTGTAAAACCAGAAGTTCCTCCTACTATACCTTCAACATTAGAATTAGTTGATGTGTCATATAATTTATATAAATTACCTGTAGTACATCCTGACCAAACCTCACTTAAAACAAATGGTGGTGTTGGTGACGGTGTTGGTGTTACCGTTATCGTTGGTGTTACAGATATTGTCGGTGTAGGTGTTGGGGTATTTGATGGGCATGTCGGGCAACTTCCATCGATACATATATTTGTCACCCACTCATCTGCCCAATAATCTGATATAGTTGTAGATACTGTACCACTACCATCCCACACATAACATTCTCCATCATTTGAGATAAATCCGTCAGTCGATGCCGGGTTTCCTGCAACTTCTTCACTATATGCAATAGTGATTGTATCACTACTATCACAACAATTTTCAAAAGTCCTTACATAAACTTTACTACAATTACAGGTTATAGTGTCAGTACATATAGTATTCACAATGTCTCCACTATATATAACACCAACTGTCTGACCTGAGTATGTTTCTGAAGAAACTTGGGCTTTTAACCAGTAACATATTCCACCATACTCAAAACCGTCAGAAGTTGTCTGAGTACCAATAGTAGGTGTAAATCCTGAATCTATCGTAACATATATTACAGGTCCCGAACAACATGGGAGAGCTTGATATGTATTAAATCCGTCACCAGGGCTTACGAAATCTTCACAAGTAATATCTGTAATTCCTGTCCAAGAACCTGTAGTAGTTGCTGAGAAATCCGTCCAAGTAGTTGCAATATAGTCATTAGTTGTTGTTGCAACACTCTCACTACCATACCAATTTACATAATTATTACCGGGTGGTACGATATCTTCAACTACTTGAACCATGACTTGTTTTCCACCAATACCGTTAACCCAACCCATTTTAGCTAAGGTTAAGAAATTAGCCTTCACCGGTGAAGGTTGAGGTCCTGTCCAACAATATTGACCGTAACTAGTGAAGAATGTATCTGTTAACCATATAATTTTTGCGGTTGCAAACTCTCTTGAATTAACACCTGTTAACTCGTCGTACATATCTTGGTAAACTGAATATTCATCTAAATCAAAAGAGTTAAAACTCATATTCGTTACCGCGTTCACAATAGTATTATAAGTATCGTTTAACGCTAACACTTGTCCGTCACCACCACTACAACTAGTATTTTTTCTATAGATACCTACCCTTATAGAGTCATTTACAATATCATCCTCAATACTTTCTAAGTAATTAAGAATACCTTGTTTCATCGCCTCAAATCTTGGTTCTCCTTGGGTGGTTGTGAACGCTCTATTATCAAAATAAATTATGATGTCTTGGGCGTCACACGCTAATTGACACTGAACACAGGCATCTACCGAAGCACCTGCAGATGTGTAATCATCAATTCTTTCAACATTTTGTGTAGGTCGTCTTTCTTTAAGTGGTGCAGTCGTTAAATAAAAACATTTTTGTTGCCCTGTTTCTGTATTTCTAAAATATATTACATCAGAACCGGCACCAATTGCAGAAGTAGGGTAGAGTATATAGTTCGCTTCAGACGGATAAAATGCATAAGCATTTAGTGTTTCAAAACTTCTTGGGTCATCAGGACATGGTGTATAATAGTGACATTCTACCTCACTAACCCCTAAATATAAAGTACAGGTTTCACAATCAGTTCTCCATTGTGTCGAACCAACACTTGTTGTTGTTGGGTTAGTGGTTGAAACTACATATGAATTTTCATAACAATTACTATTATATTCTATAAAATCGTAATTGTCATAAGCGGTAGGGATATAAATTGGTGATACTGTCCCGTCGCATCTGTCCCACCTATAACAGGGTTCTCCTGTTGGTCCTGCCATGACGTTATCAACACTACTTTCACAATCTTCACAATTTTCAAATTCAACAAATAAACATTCATCGCCATTATATTCGTCAAGTACTTCACTTGTGTTTTCTAAAACATTATAACACCCATTAGGTATACCGTTACATTCAACATTCCATGTCTCACCAACGTCTAAATAAGTCGCACCTGTAAAATTAACCCTATATTTAAGGTTACCATCACAACTTTCTAATATGTAAGTTATTAAACTCATCCCTCACAATTTATATTTATATTGACACCCGCATTTATTTGTAAATTTTTATTAGTAAAGTCATTATTACAACCTATATTAGACACCGTTATATTATTACCATTTATACTATAGTCTAAACCGTCTTGAGATAAAGTACTTAACGAGTTTTGGACTGCCGTTATCCATTCTTGACTTGATGGGTAGTCTCCACCTCCGTACCCTTCGTAGAATAAATCTTTTCTTAATAACGTACCACTTAATCTTATATCCACATACCAAAGACTTTGTAAAGTATTTAGTACGCAGTCACTAACCGTATAACCCTCACTACTAACAGCATTATTAATACTATTAATTAACGTAGTTTGAGGACTAGACAAACCTATATTACAACTTAACGATTGTGTAACACAATCTGCGCCTAATAATTGACCTGTAAATGTACATGGTATACAAGGTATCGGTACTAGTTCACATCCTCTCTGTCTTCTCCAAACGACTTTCTGTCTCTGTAAGACATTGTTTTCCATTTTTTGACCACCCATCCATATAGTACTTGCAGGTAGCATCTGTTCCACCAATTTCATCCAATAATCTCCAATACCATTGGTGAAATCAATCATCTTTTGGTATGTGTACTTATTCGATGGAATTCCGACAGCTTCTTCTGAATTAAGATATTTCCAATATAATGACTGTAGTGTCGGGTATCCCCCTCCTTTACCATCAGTTATTGTCTGTCTATTTCTAACGTTTATCATATTACGATAAAACGTTTGAGCGAATTCAAAAAATGTTTTTTCTTTGGGTTTTGGGTTAATAACTGTCCAATCAACACCTTTAGGATAAGGATATGGTGTTGTTAAACCTGTAGATGGGATAGGGTAGTTATATTTTTTAGACATATTCCAAATGTCATATATAATACCTTGTCCCATATTAAGACCTAAATCTATATTCTTAGCATTTAAAACTAATTTTTCATTATCAACAATGTAATTAGCATCAAAACCTGCTTGGGTGTTTCTCCTAAGACCAACTTGTCTATCTGTCCAAGATTTAGTGTTATCAGGTATTCTTGTCAACCCAAACCCCATATCCATATATGGGAAATACCTAAACTTATCGAAATATTTTTGTCCATATGTAAATGGTTCAAGTGATGTTTGTATGTTTGGATTTTGTCCTGTAAATACAGAGTCTGTTAAGTTTAGTTGTTCGGGTGCCCTGTGTTGTGGAGTTTGTTCATACCAACCAGCACCTTTCTCAAAGAAAGTATCTTCTGTTGGAGTCATCGCTTTAGGATAACCTTTTTCATCCACAGGATAATCTTCTCTTGATACGTCTACATTAGTAATAGACAATTGAGTGGTAAACCCTGTATATGTGACTCCTTCAATATTAAATGTTGTATTGGGGTCTAAAACGGGTGTTTCTGTTATTTTTGTACCTCCTGTTATTGTAGCATATTCTTCGTTGAACCTTTCTATATTAATTGGTCCGTCAGCTAAATATATTGTTTCGTTAAATTCTATTAACGCCTCAGGAGCACCAATCATTCTCATTAATGCTTCTATAGACCTTCTCGTACCTTTTGATTTAAATAGGTATGCAGAATTTAAAATTAGATTTCTGTAGTATTGGTAGTCTAATTCTGTTGGTGTCTTTTCTCTACTTTCTCCTGTATAATTTGTATCTGTTTGTGTTCCAAAGACACTATTCAAAAAATTATCATTAGTAATTAATGATATGTTAGTATCCCAACCTAAAGTTTGCGCTAAATTCTTTAAAAGTTGTGAAGGTATATCATTTTTAACTGTATAGTGAACAGAATTCATATAAGCCAAGGCATCAATGAATTTTTTAGTTTCATCAAAACTTCTACCATACAATTGTAAGACTTTTTCAACGCTTTGACCTTGTGTGTCAAAGTCTTTAAATGCACCTGTAGTTAAAAATCTAGAAATTAAGTCTGTTCTTAATTCATCTAAATCAAATGCAATTAAATCTAATTTTTCCAAATAAGTATCAAACTTAGCAGTCCTAATATCTAAGTTCCAAGGACCTTCCATAGGCCATGTCACTTTTTCATTACTCGCATATAAAGTTCCGCTGTCGCCTTCTCTAAGTACTTTAAAATTAGCCGTATATTTTGGAGAAATAAGTCTGTTCAATAAGAAATCTTCAACCTCATCAAAATCATCTTTAAAAGATTTTTCAGTTTCAAACTTATTTGGTTTTAATAATATAGTTTTAGTAGATTGTGAGTTCCCATTAAACGGATTACCTTCAACCACAACTGTAACAGTACCTGCAGATAATCTAGGTGACGCGTCAAAGTCGACAAATTTATACTCAGTTTCTAAATCTTGGAAGAATAAAGCGTATTTTAAATAATTTCTCGTTAAATTCCTTAACGGGCTTGTTTCAAATGGTCTTACTGAGATGTTTCTATCTGCGTTTTCTGAATAATCAATATCAAAAACGTTTTTAAACCGTGTAACATCAACATCGAAGGTGGTTAAACCTTCAACATCATCATAAGTTATATTATATGCGGTATATCCCGTAGTTAAATCATAATAAGACCTGTCAACTTGTATTGCGCCAGGGAAATAATTGATTATTTTAATAACAGATGTTGAAAATCTTTTTCTTAAAGACCCATAAAGAGTAAAGTTGGTTACTTGACTAACATCATAATTAGGGTAGACCTTAAAATTTTTGGCAATAACCCTTTTTGACTCCTCTAAACTATTAAAGTCTAAGTCTTTTAAGGATATTGGGTTAGAGAATACTCCTGTATCAAAAGTTCTATTAACTTTTTCTACAACATTTCTTGAAAACTCAAAATTACCTTGCGTAAGACCTCCCCCGTCAACTAATTGGAACCCAACTAGTTCATCAGAAAACGTACCTCTCGAATTTGGAGGTGCGGGTGGATATCTGTACTTATTATCGGCCATTATTGAGTAATGTTTGTGAAGTTTTTACTAAAGTCTATATTGGTACCTCTATTCTGTCGTACTTCATATAATAGATTATTAAATTCATCACGAATTTCATATAGATTGTATTGTTTGTAGATGTTAAGGTCATTGTCATATAATGTGTAAACACCGTCTTCAATAGATTTCGTTTGATTACCGTACAATGCGATGGCCAATGTTTCGATGTCATGTTCCGCCATTTCTATCTCAACAGTTATGGGGTTAAAAAAGGTATTTGTTATTATAATATTCTGATTTGGTTGTCCTATAAATGGAGTCGCATTTGGCTTGTTAGAAGGAGCACTCGAAGGTGAAACTGTACAAAACAGTAAATCACTACCACTCTCAACATATCTATATCTAATAGATTTTTGTGATGAGTTAGTTAAATTAGTTACAACAGGTTCACAATAAAACGATGATGTTATAATTCGATAAAAGTTTGTTATCTTTGTACCGTCATCATTTAAATACTCAACTCTATGACCTACTAACCCTTGATTAATAAATCTATTTCTAAACTGTGATGGAACACTATTTAAATCTATAATTATACCTTTTACGTTTGGTAATGCTGACAATACCCCACAATCGGTTATTGTCGTTCTAATTTCTACGGGTCTTATAAAAAGTGTATAGATACCTAATTCATTAAATTCTTCCGCGGGTAATTTTAAATTATATAAACCTCCGAGTATTTCTACATTTGTGTTACCACCTGTATCTGCATTATGAAAATACGGTGTCAATACCTCAGTAGCATCCAAAGTTTTTAATACGAAATCATTTGTCACGTCTCTTGACGGCGTGTAGTTTAGTATGATTTCTACGTCCTCAGGGGACATGTCCGCTGGTCTTGTTGTTCCGTATGTTCCTAAAGCCATTTTATTCCTGTTCTTTTATTTTAAAGAAACCGTATCCATAAGATACTAAGTCTCCGATGTTATCAACTTCTCCGAGTCTCTGTATTCCTTCGAACGCAGATGTTTTACCTCTATCTATAAATATTTGCGATTGTATTTCTGGAGAGGAAACTACACCAAATAATACTTCTTCTTTTGTAATAGGTTCTGCGACCAACATTTCTTCAGTTAATCCTTCACTATCCATAAAGAAAATAGTCTTACCATTAGGGTAATCATAGTAGTCTACGTTCTGTATTGTGTATGCAGTATATGAATTAGTTATTTCTGTAACTCTTCCATAATTTTCATTTTTTCTTTTTACAACAACCGATGTGTCGTATTTTGTTGGCCCATATAATTTTAAGTTTGTTAACTTTGAGGACGTATATCCACTTATTGTAAACGATTGATTCGATACTTGAGCAGATACCGTATTTTCTGAGTCTCCCGTAAAAATAAAATTATAACTTATAGGTATATTTGCCCAATTACCCCCTTGTGGTGTAAATATTATGTTACCTAAAGGATTATTAATAGTGATTGGTGTGTTAGGTATATCAATAGGTTTTTCAATGTCTGTAATACCCCACGGATTTTTTTGTGTTAATTTAATTACATATCTACCTGCCGTTGGTGGATATGTGTGTTCTTTATAATTAGGGAACTTTTCTGTAAATGGTTCGATTGTACCGTCACCCCAATCAATAGTATAATTAGATAATTTTAAAAACTTCTTAAATTCGTCCGATGTATTATATAAATAAATTTTATACTGATTAGTAGGGTCACCACTAACAGTAAAATTAGTAACCACATCTTTTTGTAAAATAAAACCATCAAAAGGTGAGTAAAAACCCATATCATCAAAAGTTTGTTTAAATAATATGGGTACAGACATATCAGTTAGTAACCCACCACTAAGGACAGCAGTCATCGCAGAATAAACCCCAAACGTATTACCGCTTAAAGTTTTCTGAGAAATGTCACCTTTAATAGTTTCGGGTGATATTTTTATGTAGTATTTTTCTTCTTTCACGATGGATTTACGTATTCATACCAATTTATCGGACTTTCTGTTCCCAACCTAACATCGGTTTCAACATCCTTTATCTCATATTCATAATTATTTATGTCGAGATAAACTTTACGATAAAACATCTTACTTTTATCAAATGTAAATTTTTGAGGTATCTGTGATTGAGGTGTGTTTGTCATCCTTATAAACTGTCCCGTTTTCGCGTTAAAGAACTTTGCACCCATATATAACGTATCTATATTTACGTATGTTGGGTTTTTTAACCAGTATATAAAGTACCCCTCCTTATCACCTATGTAGTCTAATACGAAATCAGGTAATTTAATATCTACGTTAGGTGGCGCTATCGTTAAAACAGGTGTCGCACCTGTACCAATACCTTCGGGATTTGGGTTAACATCCCCTCCTTCTCCTGGTGGGTCGGGCTCTACAGGAGTGACTCCATCATCACCTGTGGGGAATAGGGGACCACCACCTCCACCACTATCACCAAAATCACCAGGACCAGGAGTTATTTTGTCAATAATTAATCCACCAAATGTTTCTTGTTTTGTTTCTTCCGCCTTTCTTTTAACTTCTTCTAATTCAAATTGTAACTGAGCCTTGTACGCCATATTTCCAGGGTTCATCTTTTTTTGATTTTCTTTTAACCCTTCGTTTTTTGTTAGTATTTCATTTAATTTATCATTATATACTTTAACAGAAGCAGATACTGTAGATGAGTTTCTTGAACTATCTGGTGTATCAGGTAACACAACTGGTATTGTCGGCCCAGATATAGGGCCTGTGCTACCTGTAAATGGCGTTGTACTTGAAAGTCTTTCTTTACCTTGTTGTGTAGGTATTATGATTGTTAGGTATATTTGTTGTGTTTCAGAATCTATCGTGTCATATAAATCTAATTTAAAAAAACTTCTTTTAAATGAATTTGCCGTATAGTAAATTTCTGCTTCATTAAAACACGTACCGGTAAAATTAGGGTTTTCAGTAAACACATAATCACTAACCCAATTACTATTAATAGCGTCTTCTATACTAACACTTCTATCAAAAAAGTTAAACTTATATTCAATACTTGTATTAATAATACCTTGTGAAACCCAATCTTTGTGTGCATATCTAGTCACTTCAAAATCTTCGATTGGATTTATCACTTCTTCTATCACAACATCTTCATAAGAATCTATTAAATCGTCTCTACCAATTAAATCAGTTTTAATTTCTATAGGTATATTAATATACTTATCGTTGCTGTTAAAATTAAGTCTATACTTATTCACAATCGTCAGTTATTGGTGCAAATATTATGTCATTAAACAAGTTTATATTTCTTTTCATTGGTGTTAGTAAAAATAATATTTCCTTAAATGGGTAATGACATCCGTTTAGGAAAGGCGTGTTTAATCCGTTACCGTTTGAATCTATATATCCATAATTATAAAGGTCTCTCCATCTCCATTGATTATCGTACTTAGAGAAGAATGCGTAGTCCGGTACTAAGTCAACTTTATCTTTGTCACCCGTTTCTATATAATCAGAATAAACTCTTATAGGGACACTATAGTGTGGTTCATAGGTGTAACCGTCAGGTAAAGTGTTAACACTATTGTTATCAAATATTTGTGGATTATAAGAAATCTTATGATTTATTTTACTTAAAACGGTTTCTATTTGTTCATATCCATTATATTCACATACGGCACCCATAATTTCGTGACCAATAGGTAATGTTTTATTATAATGAAACTTTTTACTACCTATTTGATAAAATCCGTTTGGTATATCATCTCTGTTTAATGTATTTCCTACATCCCACCAACTATCGATTTCATTATTTTTAAAGTTTAGGTCCCACCCAACTTGTATACCTGTAGTATTATTAACAAGGTATGGATTATTAAACCAACCCATATATCCTCTATTAATTATAGTGACAAATAGTTCAGTGATAGGTCTGTCTTGATTATCTTTAAGACCATTTATATCAATATCCTTATCAAAAGAATAACCGACAGTTGTGGAACCATCTTTGATGGAGGTCCTTTGTACTTGATTAGGTGTTAACCCTGAGTACTCTAGTTGCTTTTTGAGAGGGAATGGGTTTCTCTCAAATCCCATTTTTGTAATATCAGAAAAAGTATTTTTAGTTAAAATTTTGTGTTTTCTAATATAATATTCCGATGTAGTTTCAATTTTATTATTAATATCACTTACTCTTTTAAAATTACCTACTGAGTAATCACCAAACAATGGGTCTTCAAATCCATAATTAAATATTGAGAAAACCGTATCTTCATTTCCATAAGATTCATTTCCTATACTGTATACCTCAAAATATTGTTTTCCGTCAATAACATCTTTTGTGTAAATCCAATCACCTACTGATAGATTATGTTTAAATCCACAGTAAAAAGTAATTAAACTTTTACCCCTATCAGTTTTATTTAAAACATAATATGGGACACCATCTGTAACAACAAAAGTATTAGATGAAGTACCACTACCAAAGTTAACTGTATGTTTTAAATACTGCTCAGTTTCGTTACCCGATGCGTATGAAACATAAACAGACCAATTGTATGTAGTTGCACTTTTATTTACGAATGGTATGTGACCATCAATACCTCTAGTCCTATAAAAAGTAAATTCATCGTACTGTGGGTATCCTTTCCATGGTGCACCATTTTCTACAGAATTTAAAGAATCTAAATAGAATAAAGAGTTTTGAAACGGCTCATATGTAGTTTGACCACTTATAGTATTATTAAAAATATTTGTTATTTTACCGGCAATTCTGAATTTAGTCGACTCTTGTCTTTCTTTATTAAATCTTTCTTCAACATTTACAATGATTGACCTGTCACCTTCTATTATATTTCTATTATTACTGTTTAAATCAACATTAATAGATAAATCAGAATTTGAGGCGCCAGCAAATCTGTCCTCACCTCTAATAATTCTTATTTCAGATGATTTCATATTACCCATTATAGATTAAAAATATATTTTTTTATGTATCTGTTCATAGCAGACTTACCTCTTTTTAATCCGAAATAAAAATAGAATGGAGAACCAACTTTAAAATTATTACTATTTTCATTATTAATTGGATATGAGTCGTACTCAGGGTCTAAAGCACTTTTGTTAAATATGTGACCTCTACCGTATCCATAATTTGGTTTCATGTACGGTTGACCTCCTTCAAAGAAGTCATCACCCTGATACTTAGAGGAGAAAATGTATTCAGTCTGCCAGTTATTATATTCAGTACCAAATAAACCATTATTATTTATATACCACATATAATATGGTACTATTTGTGTTTTTGGATATCCAAAATAGTTATCAGGACCTTCTGGATTAGTACCAAATGTGGTAGTACCATTTGTTAGTATTCTTCTGTCTATTGTATTTGAACTAAACCATATACCAAACCTATCATCAGCAACTGTTATTGCATTATCACAATAATTGCCGTCCAAAAATGGTACTACACCATATTCAGAGTTAATACCTACCATCTGTGAAAAATCACCGTCAACTCTAGCGTCAAAAAATCTACTTAGTGGTGTCCCATCGGCCCTTGAGAATAGTTGCCCTATTGACGCGTCACCAGTATTTGAAAATTGTTCTAAGAAGCTAGTATTTGCAAGTCTTGATAATAAAAATAGATTAACCACATCTGATGGATTTTGATAAGATGTTGAATTAATAGTGTCGATAATATATCCCTCGAATTCAGGTGAAAAAGCAATTTCTTTAGTGAATTCATCTCTAGGTCCTAACTCCATAATAGTTGTCGGGAACCATATGTTTTTCGTGTTTTGACCATAGTAATAGTCTCTACTTGGTACTTGTCCAACAAATTGATTAGTGTTATCATCAAACGGTGTAGACCTATAATAAAATGAATTTGTTGCCGTGTTAAAATATATTGGTCCTTGTTTTCTTAACGCAGCAAATGGTTGTTGTGGGTCACCGCAGTATCTATATCTTTTCACTTCATTGTTACTACCATATAAAGTTTGTTTTTGAAATGTTGGCATATATAATGAACCATTTAACCAATTGTTTTGGAACGATTCTCCTATTACTCCTTGACAAACAGCGAACATAAACCTTAATCGAGTTCTGTACTCAAATAACATTTCCAAATCCGCCCTTAAAGTCTTTACAGGTTTTTTTATTACAAAGGTATAACAACCGTTATTAACTCTCTCATCACCTTGTATTCCATATTCTAAGTCTTTAGGTATATCACATGGTTGCTCAACTCCAAAATTTTCACCACTACCACTGTAGCAACCTAACGATACCATTGAGTCACAATTAAACGTAGATAGTAATAGTGCGGTATCACAATTAGTGTCTTCTATGGAATCTTCGTATGTACCACTCGCGTCTGTGGGTAAAACATTTCCTCCAACATCAGTTACTGTACCATCATCTTCAGCTAAATATAATTGTTGTTTTAGATTTAAGTGTAACGCATATCTTCTGTATTGTGTTTTCTTTTCACGAACACTAAACGAAAATTCTGGCTCGTCAAATTTATCCGAAGATGGTATTCTATCCGAGCGAAATAATATTTTTTCACTATTTTTCATTTTTGTGTGTGGTACACCATCTGCATCATTTTCTAAATAATCTTTGGGGAGATAAAGTGGAGATAAAGTAAACATTTGTTTGTTACCATTCCCACCTAATTGTCTGTTAGTGCCAGGCCCATTTCCTGAATATTGAAACCCAACCCCTTCAATGTGTCTTTGGTGAGTATTATTAATTCCTTGTTGTGGCCACCCGTCTTCGTCCGCAGCGTCTTCTTGAACCCATGTATAACTCGCTATTCCGTTAGGACAATGAACACCTACCTTAGTAAATGAGTATCCTCTACCCATAAAGTTTTCAAACCTTTCTCTAGCGGGCACTGAACTACTAGCCACCTCGGCAAATTGTTTATCTAATGATACATATTTATTAGGACATTCAGTATTAAATTCTTGCCATAGGTTGGAGTCAGGTGTGAATAAATAGGGTTTATGCCATAATTTAGTATTAAAATTATAACCAACAACGTCACCATTAGAATCATATCTTTTACCATCGTTATCACAGTCATGAAACCACAACTTACCTTTTTTATCTATATTTTCTTGCCAAATTCTATAGTGTGCGATTGGTGTACTTGAGGAATCCCTCCAAGCGTCTGAAGTCATATCTCCGTTGCTTTGTATTGGTACATTCATAAAGTAGTTACCTGTTTTTGTATACGTACCATTAAATTCATCCCTATCACCAACACTTTTACCAAATAATTTTGATAAATCATATGTTATTCTTTGTCTTGGCATATAGGGGTCAACACCTCTTACTGCCACAACAATTCTTAAATTTTTCCAAACTTCAGGGTCAAATCCTCCCGTCGAATCCACTAGTTCACCATCTGAATTTATATACGAATTAGGTCCTGTCACTCTTTGTGACCATCCGTGATTTGGTGAGTCAGGTACTTGTTCATAGTATTGATAGTAATCATATACGTATCTCCATAATGATGATGCGTTTACTTGAACGGAACCATCATTTGAATAGTCTGTGACTTTTCTAACTTGTACTTTTGCCGCGTTATTAGCCCTATTCCATATATCCTCCATGTCAAATGTTGTTATACATTGAAAGTACTCAACTCCGGATTTAAAATTATAACTCATTGTGGTGGCCGTGTTATATAACCATATGTTACTTGACCATTCTCCACCCCAACTGTTTGCATATTTAACTTCTCTAAGTATATATTGGTCAGTATATCCTTCAGTAGTTCCTGTTATTCCAGTCCTGTCGAACTGATTACCATCAGGGAATGTCACATAATTAGGGTCATTTATATTTTGTGGATTATTAAAAAAGAATAATTGACCGTCTTCCATGGTTTGTCCTTCATCTAAAACCATAATAAAAGCGTTATCATACCATGAACCTTGTGGTGCATCAAAACCTAATTGGTTATTTTTCATAGTACCTTTTATCTTTGTGGTACATCTCGCAACCAAATCTACGTTATCGTTTGTTGGTGGGTATGGTATTGTGAAATTTCCTTCACTAGTTTTAAATCCTGAACTAATTGGGTAATTTGTCACAATGTTTGTATCTCCGAAAAACATTTTTCTTCGATTTAATAGATTTAACGCCTGTGCCCATGTAGGTTCTGGCGCCACTCTCCATCTAATTTTTTTTATGTCATCAGAAACTAAAAATCCACCAGGTTTAAATACCGGATATACAGGTGATTTATACCACTGAACTTGGTCTCTTCTGTTATTTAATCTACCAATTTCCCATGAGCAGTCCTCAACACCGTCACCTTCGTCTTTGAATATGTTTGTGTAGTAACCATTTTTGTGATATTGGTCTAACCCTGACCTTAACAACTGTGAGGTTATTTTTCTAGCAGTTGCACTTGTGTCTCCACCACAATCAGGGTCGCCAACGAAACCCGCACTTAAAACTGAGGTATCGTCAAATAATTCTTTATAAGATGCATCAATTATAGGTCCAAAATTTTCTTCGTCAGCATATCCTTCTAACTGTGCCGCAGTATCACTATCTTCTTCTTGTGGAATTCCGCTTTCACATGAACAAGTTTCACAATCAGGATAACTCATCATGGGTAATGTTACATTACTAAATGGACTTTCTTTGGGTGGTGGTGTTATCTCTTTTTTTACACAATCCTCTTTTGTTTTTTTTGAGAATGGTAACAAAGCCATGAACCTACATATCGCGTATAAAACATTGTTTATTATAGTTTTAATTACTATAATAATCGCACGTAAAACTGGCCATATAAGTGTTATTATATGTGCAAGTACTAATAGTGTAATTAACGGTAAAGTCAATATAGATATTAAAAAGTTAAATAGGAAAATTAAAAGACTACCGTTTCTTTGTGCGTCATTAACAGGTAAAGGATTGTTTTCACTTTGACATGTTTTATCATTTATTTCTTTAATACCTAAGTGTTTAATCCTGTTTCTACCCCATTTAAATCTATCTAAATGTGATGCGACCGTGTAAACTTTATTATAACTAAACTGATAGAAACTATCTTCACAATTTATTGCTGCAATTTTGTCGTAATAATCATCCCAATTTAATGAGAATGCGTATGATTTATTTCTTTCTTCGTCTGTTGGGATTAATGTTTCAAGATATGCCCGTCTTTCTGCTTGGTTTTCAGGAATATCTTCTACCGTTGTACCAGTCCAACCGTGTTCTCTTATGTTTGGTATTAAGTAATCGGCCCTTATTATATCACTTTTTAATCCTCCCTCATTTTGATATTTTATTCTAAAACGATACCTACCTTTTGTTGGTATACCTACACTAGGGTCTAACGATATGACTTGCTCACCGAACTCATTAGTAGTTATGTAATCTAAATTCATCGGTAAGTCTATCATCCATGTGCCGTTCTCGTCAATTACATTACCACCTTCTTCTAAGAAATGTTGTTCAAGTATCGGCTGTCCTTCACTATCAACATCTATAGTTTGTCTTAACGCTAAGATTTGACCAGGACCTGCTACGGTATCACATAACTTACCTAAATCACTCTTTGGTTTACAATTTCCTTTTAGGAAATCATCTTCTGTGGTACTGAATAAAGAACCCATAAAAACCGCTTGTGGTGATATTTCAATACCTAAATCTCTAAGGTCAAAATCAGAACGAGTAATTCCTATATCACACAAATCAACTTCACCCCAAAATGGAGTAACTTCAATTTCAGTAACACTGTTTACTATCTGTGGTAAACTATCTAAATCTTCAGACGCTTTAAAATTTTGACCATTAAACTGTGTGGGAACACCCCTACCCATTCTAACTAAATCCGCTGGTCTTAAAGAGAATTGACCCATATTAGAAAGGTCTAAATCCATTACTAGTTTGTGTTGACCTACGGGAACTCCAACAATCATAAAGTCACCCGAATCGTTTGTTTTTACAGTATACTTATAATATTTTTCATATACCTGTAAAACTTCTTTCCTTGTTAAAACATCCGACCTATCAGGAAAAGTACCTGTGGGTGTGTGACCACCATATTCTTTTTTATATGGTAGTAGATTATATCTATACCCATCTTCATTTTTTGTTTTTAAATTCTTGTATGGGTATAATGTAGATATTATTGGGTTATTTTCATCTGTAGAGTCTAATGGTACAAATACTGATATTGTGGCGTTAGGTACTCCAAATCCTCCATTTGCTACTACTCTACCTACTACGATACCATAGTCAGCACAAAATCTATCATACAAATCCTCTTGTCTTAATTTTAAAGACAAAATCTCTAAGAAGTCAAAGTCTTGTTCTATATTTATTCTGACTTCTTTATCGACACCGACTTCGGTTTTTAATCTATATGATTTTGGCATAGAATTACTTTTAAGATAAATAGTTATTTATCCTAATTTTAAAATTAAAATAATAAAAGTATACGAAATATAGATTAAGAGAAATCTACGTTTTTAAGTGTTTTTATTCTTACTTTAATATCTTTTTCAGGAAATCTTACTTGATATATTTGATTTGGTTGTGCAAATATTGTGTCGTCAATTAATTCTATTTGTTTTGTCGCGCTATCAGAATATCTTTGTGAAGTTTCTGATGAAGAATACTGACCACCTGTTTTATTAAACACTTTAATTTCCGCCAATGTACTAACACCTGGTATGTCTTGTATTATTCTTCTTATGTCTGATATGTTAACATTTTTACCTAATAAATTAGTCTTTGGTGACATGTAAGAATCGACACTATTAACAATGTTTGTTATGACCTGTCCTTGGTTTTCAGTGGATTCCATCGCCACAGAAAATTCAAATTCTAAATCTATTGCCTGTGCACTTCTAACTGATATATAATCATTTATCATTCTATAGTTTGATAAATAATTTGCAATATTTTCTTTAAGAGTGTTTGATACATTACCTGTTAACTTTCCGTTTGTATCGTAAGACAAAATCTCAACCTTAATCTTATTATCTTCTTCTGTAATTGATGCCTTTGCTGGCGCTCCAAATCTACTTGGCATTGTCTTGATTAATGAATTATAATCATTTATGGTCACCGCTCTTTTTTGCGCCGCAAAGTTATAAGTTACCATATTTCTCACTTCTTCTGTGGTTGGTAAATCTCCTCCACCGATAGCTGCGGTAACATTATTACATCTTAAACTTCCTCTAACGTTTTGATTAATACTAGTTGAAGGTCCTGTCACCGAAAAATTAACAGTACCTAATTGATTTATCGTGTTGACCCCTATATTTGATGATGACCCTCCTCCAATTCTGTACTTTACAAATAAAGTTGTATTTGCCTTAACTGTCCTACCTAAGGCAATATTATTTTGATAGTCTTGTAATCTAACGGGTATTCCAGTGTTTGCGAACTGAGCAAGTTGGTCGTCTGCGGTTACGGTAGCACTTCCAAACTGAACTCTACAATACCCTTCTGGTGTGTATTCAGATATAAATCTATTTTCGGTTTCAATATACTTACCAACCTTAATACCGGGATTATCTGACGCTTTAGTTGGGTCTTCAATGAAAACGGTGTTTTCCGCTAACGCGTCTACTTCGTACCATTTGTCAGGTGATGTGATAAACTCGTCGTAGGTTGGCGGACTTGAATACGTTGTGCCGTCTTTTTGTATTATTGATGTTATACTTATTACGTTTTTTTCAGGTAAGAAAAATTCATAGAATGGTTTTACATCATTAGCATTAATAACTTTTTTAAATACTTTACTCGTACCATTAACTACTACTTCTCTTTTAGTTATAGTATAGTTTACTATTCTATTATTAGAATCAAAGTTAGGTATTTTTGTTCTGTTTGGAAAACCTTTACTATTATATTGTGTACTAAAATCAATATCGTCTACATTTTCAAAAATTTGACCCGCACCTAAAAATTGTGAACCCGCTCTTATAACCCCTAAGTATCTACTATCCTCTTGGTCTCCGTAAGCGGGTACCGTTATTGATACATCAAGTAATGATATTGAAGGTCTGTTTCCTGGTATTTTTAATCCATATGTTCTGGCTATGTTATATATTGAAGACTTTTGTTGTGCATACTGTAATACCGTTTCTTGAATACTTCTATCTATGTGGTAATGTAAATTATCTCCGATAGCGGCGTTTAAGTCTAAGAAAACAGAAAAGACCGAAGCGTCATTAAAATTATCAATTAACTCAGGATAGTATTGTTTTGTAAAATTAATCAGGTCTTGTCTTAAACCTTCAAAATCTCTTTCGGTATATGATATCTTACGATTAGCCATTTAGATTATATGTTAATTATTATGAAATCTCTATTTTCAAAAGTAGAGTTTTTTATCGAATAGTCTATTCTAACTTTAGCAGTATATTCATCCACACCTTCACCTGCGGTTCTAAATATATCAAACGTTTCGTATGTTGAGTCTTGGTCTTCAATATTTAGTTCTCCAACAGGACTTTTGTCGTCATCAGTATAAGGTTTTATACTTATGTCATTTAATATTAAGTTTGGTATGTATTTTTCTACGGCCGTCTGTATGTCTGATTTTATTGCGTCAAAAGTTGGTCCGTCCATAGGTTCAAATATAAATTCATATATTCTAGTCCCAAAATCAGGTAGATAATATCTACTACCCTTTCTAGTTAATATTAAATGTAATAGATTAGTTCTTACCTCATCGCTAACTTCTTTTGTTAATCTAAGATAATTACCTTCAAGACTTTGCTTAAAAGGAAACTGAATACCATATGTTTGATTTAATATTGCCATATCAATAAATATTCAGTATAGTAATTTTATAAAAAAACCCGTCTGATTTGACGGGTTTTAATTTTTATCCTTCACATGCCACACATTGTAGGTCATTTAAATTTAATTTTTTCCTTGCGAATGCTTGAGCGGAATTCATAGAGTGTTGGTAGTATAATGTCTTAACACCTAGTTTCCATGAGTCAATTAAAAGTTTATTCACATCTTTTGTCGGCATATCAGGTGATATCATAAGATTGAGTGATTGTGATTGGTCAATGTAATCTTGTCTAATCGCTGCCTGATTTATAATAGATGCTTGATTAATTTCAGCAAAAGTTCTAAAAACTTCTTTTTGTTCATCAGTTAAGAAATCAAGATGTTGTACTGAACCATCATTCTTTTTAATACTATTCCAAGTTGTTTTAGTATTCTTCTTTAGTTCAATTAGAAGTTTTTCCAATACAGGATTTTTAATCGTAACTTTCATTTTCGCAACATCCTTAACATAACAATTAGACCAAATGGGTTCAATTGATTGTGATACCTGACCAAGTATAAATGCTGATGATGTTGTAGGTGCAATAGCGTTCAATGTGACATTTCTTCTACCATAACCTTTTAAGTATTCAGGTTCTCCAAATTGTTTTGCCAATTCTTCAGAAGCTTTATATGACTTTTCTTTAATTAACTTAAAAACCTCTACATTTAATCTAGCAGTATCTCTACTATCAAATGGTAAGTTTTTAGACTGTAATAGTGAGTGCCAACCTAATACTCCAAGACCAAGTGCTCGTTGTCTTTTAGCGAAGTTGTAAGCCTTTTCTAAATAGAAAAACGCTCTTTTACCTTCAATAGTTCCGTTGTCTCTAATATCTTCAATTTTAGTTAAGAACTCAGTTACTACTGCGTCTAAGAAATAAGTCATAATTTCAACTGCGTCAGTATCTTTCCACTCATCATAATGAAGTACATTCATTGATGACAGTACGCAAACGAATGACTCTTCTTCCGAATTATGAAGAGCAATTTCAGAACAAAGATTAGAGTTGTAAATTTTTGCACCTTTGTCACGATAAACTTCAGGCGATTTATTATTCATAGTATCAGTAAACATAATATACGGATATCCTATTTCACCTCGTCTTTGTATGACTTTTGCCCAAATAGCTCTTTTTTCTGCATCACCTTCAATCATTTCGTTCATAAACTCATCAGTAACTGTAACCGCGTGAGTTAAATCTTGGATTGGAAACCCTTCTGTTCCAATTTCTAAAAACTCCATAATATCAGGATGTTCAACAGGTAAGTATGGTGAAAATCTACCTCTACGTGTTGACCCTTGTGAAATGTTATCTACAACACTTTGAAAAAGGTTCATAAAATGAACCGCGCCAGGTGCATGTCCATTGTCAGTAATTTCAGCACCACGGCCTCTAATATTACCAAAATATCCTGAGGTACCACCTCCCATCTTACTCATCTCACCAACTTCGGCCTGTGTGTAAAGAATTGATTCAATGTTGTCACCGATATTTGAACCAAAACAACTTACCGGTAATCCTCTTTTCTTACCGAAATTTGCCCATACGGGTGATGATAATGAATACCATCCTCTACCCATATAGTCAAAAAACTTATCTGCGAACCCCTCCATACCCAAAAGTTTTTCTGCGTGGTCGGCAATCGTTCTAATTCTTTCCAAAGGTTCTTCTCCTTCACTCAAATACCCTCTACGAAGGAAGGTAATTGACTCTTCATTAATCCAATCAAATGCTTTTCTATTTTCCATTTTCTTTTTGTATCCTTATTAAAATAAATCGTTTGAGGTGATTGACTTCGCTTTCTTACTGTAATTAATACTTCTCTTATTAAAGAAGTCTGTATGTTTTGTAGTTAGAATTTCGTCGTCAAACCATTCTGTTGTTTCTAATATAGTATCGTTAATTTCAAAGATATTATCAATACCTATAGAGTTTAATGATAGATTAAATCTATTTTTAATAAACTCCAATGTTTGGTTTTTTGTTAGGAAGTCCATATCTCCCTTTTCAAATATCCAGTTTACAACCTCCATCTCTGCCTCATATGCTTCTTGTGTAGATATGATGAGGTCTTCTACCAATTCATCTGTCCACCACTCAGGGTTTTCTTCTTTGATAAGGTTTACTAAATCAAATCCAAATTCTGCGTGGATATTTTCTTCTTTTGAAGTTGCTTCAACAGCGTTACTAATACCTTTTAACATGTTCTTGTGTTTGTTAAATGACATAATAACTAAGAACTGAGAGAATAGTGATACATTCTCAATAAACATTGAGAATAGAACTACTGATTCAAAGTATTCTTTGTTTTCAACCGCTTTTGAGTTTGTGATTGCCTTTTCCAAATACTTAATTCTTCTTCTGATTGCAGGAACTTGTAATAAGTTTTCAAACTCTCCGTTTAATCCTAATAATTGGATAAGGTGAGAATACGCATCCGCGTGTCTTACTTCAGACTCAGCAAATGTTGCCCCCACATTTCCAATTTCAGGTTTCGGCATTCTCTTATATATGTCACCCCAAAATGATTTAACCGCAACTTCAATCTGAGAAATCGCAAGCATCGCTCTTTCTAATGCAGTTTTTTCAACTTCATTCAAATGAACTTTAAAGTCCTGAATGTCTGAAGTGAAATTAAACTCCGTATGAACCCAATAAGAATGTCTGATAGCATCCACATACTCATTTAGGTTTGGGTACTCATATGGTTTTAAATTTGTTCTTTTTGCGAAGATATTTCTTCTCCTCTTTGCACGGTATAGGATGTATTCTTTTGCCACATCATTTAATCCGTTATCCATCAATTTGTTTTCAACCATGTCGTGAACATCATCAACATGAGGGATGCGGTCTTTGTTATTTCTAAACAAAGCCTTTGTAGAAATCCTTGCAATTTTTTCAGCCATTTCATCATCAACAGCATCAATACTGTTCATTGCCTTTAAAATTGCCATCTCAATTTTATCTACCTCAAATGGTACTTTTGTACCCGTTCTCTTTACGACATAGCGTATATCACTCTCATTATTATTATATAAATCTTCCATTTTTAAATAAATTTGTGGGGTTTATTGTCTATTTTCCTTCTGTTTTCTCTTCTCCAAAAGTTCCTTAATCCTTTCTCTGTTTCTTTCTTCTTTCTGTTCTTCAAGACCCAAGAAAGTGACACTTTGTTCTGTATCAATTTCCAACATCTCATTATCAAACTTACAGTTTTCAAAAACAACACCATCCTTACCAATACGAGATTTGGTAATTGCGATGGTTGCAAGGTTCATCTCCTTTTGTTGTAGAGATTTGGCAACAGATATAATTACGTGACCGACTTGGGCTTTCTTAATAGACCCACCCATTTGGTCTGTCGTAACAACCTCTGATGAGATTGAGTTTCTGTTACCTTGTGTCGCAGTCCAACCGACCAAGTTAAGTTCGTGGTTCATCGCCTCAAAACTTCTCATAACGGAACCTTCGCTCTTCCATTCGTCACCCAAATTTTTGTCAGGAACTACACAATCAATGTAATCCAAAACAACCATGTCAATCTTAGTTCCTTCCGCCATCATTTTACGAATCTGATTCTTAATCTGATTCATTGTCAAAGTGTCAGATGGTAACTTTTTTAATATAAGTTTATTGGGTGCATTCTCCTGAATGTCTCTAACTTTTGCAAGGACTTTATCCTTGTGCATTGATAACAAATCAGGTGCGATTTGAGTCCATAGTGTGAAGTGTTTTCTTTGGATAATCTTTGGGTTGTCCTCAAAAAAGATTTGAAGAACATTGTAACCCAAATTAAATGCATGGTTAGCAATTTTAGTTAACAATGTTGACTTACCAACACCTGTCGGTGCAAGGACAACACCCAATTCCCCTTTTGCTATACCTCCCTTTAACAGGTTGTCAATACCGGGAATTCCCATAGGAATAGGGTGTCTAAAATCTTCCTCCAATACATCATCCAAATTAGAAAAAACATCAGCAGTTCCTGTGTCAACCTCACCTACCTGTAGTGCGTCACGAACCATTTCTTCAAGGTGGTCATAGCTTTCAAAATCACCTTTATCTATGATTTTCTGAGCTTTAACCATAACTTTTTGTAGTTCCTGTTGTTTACAAAACTTCAATGCTTTTTCTTGAACGAAGGTCTCACCTTCAGCAGGTGCATCCTTAACTTGGTCAACCATATCCAATACCATCTTCTGAGCCATCGGTGATGAAACCTCAGATTTTACAAGTTGTTCCAATGTATTATATGAAGGAGTATGTTCGTATTTTATGTAATACTCCTTAACAATTTGCATAATCAACTTGAAGTATTGATTGTCAAAGTACTTAGGCTCAATTACATCAACAATTGACGTTGCAAAATCCTTATAAAGAATGATGTTATTAAGTAATTGTATTTGAAATGTGTTGCCGAGATATCCAAAATTCTTTTCCTTTGACATGCTTAATAGTTTTCGTGTTTGACTGTTTAAATAAATATGCTTAACCCAACTTATAATCCATAAATTCGCGTGTCAATTTGTCAGTTGAGAAAACTTCTGTGAGTGACTTTAAGACACCCTTCAAATGAGGTCTAACATCAACTGTGTACCGGACCTTTGGAGGGTACATTTTACCATCCCACATCCGTTGGTAGATTGTGTCATCACCCAACTTAATGAAGATGTTAAAGTTTTCATCATCGTCGGTCATAGAGGTTTCCAAAATCATAGGGTCAGCCATAATTTGAAACTCGTTATCTAACATGTATGACACCGTTTTAATTTTAAGACTATTATGGATGGTGTTCATAATGTCATTAACCGTGTCGTGCAAATCAATACTATTTCTAGTATTTTCATTGTAACCCTTCACATTAAAATAACGCTGAACAATGATGTTGTCATTCAATGTCAACAAGAATTCCATCTTAGTAATGTCGTTTCTTTCCTTACTCATGTTTTGTTTGTTTAAATTAGTTTTTTGTTTTTTTAAATCGTCTTTTTTCTTTTCTCGTTAGTTTCATAAATGGGGTGAGAAAGTAAACCCACGCGTTGTCTGTTTTTGGTAAATACTTAAAAAGTCCATCGTTCATCATCATCCTCATAAGGTT